CCTGTACGAGCCGCAGTTTTCCGTCAGAACCGGCAGGCTTAGCGTACACCAGAGACAGGCTCAGACCGTCAATTTTGCGCTCAATAGAGAAGGTGGCATCAGGGTATTCCTTCACCACGGAAGCTGTAAAATCGCGTACCTCGTCGTCTGAGAAGACATCCAGAAGCGAAAGCATCGGGACACGGTGTTCAACCGGAATGCCGATAACGCGCTTGCCGCCAACCACCTGTGTGGGGCTGTCGGAGGTGACGAGTTCCGGATGCGCGGCTTCGAGGTCACGAATCTCGTGCATCGCACGGTCGTACTCCTCATCCGTTACGACAGGAGCATCCTGCTCGTAGTAAGCTGCGCTCCAGCGCTTGACCTTCTCGCAGAGTTCATTGTAGGTATTGATATATTCAGTCATTGTAATGAGTTCCTTTCAGTGTAGCCGCTATAGTATCTATCATACAACACTCTCAGCGGCATTAGCAATATCGAACATTAGAAAAGCGGGTCCCAAAATGAGATGAGACCTGCTTTGCACTTACTTCCTTTTGACCCTATCGTATTTCACGCCGAGAATCTCAGCGGCAGCGTTAAGGGTTTCGAGAGAAGCCTTGTTAAAATCGTTTTGCGCAGCCAGATATAGTGCTTTTGTGCATCTGACGGCGTCGCAAATATCGTAGATGATATCTTTGTTTTCGAAAATCAGCAAATACTGCTCATAGCCGACTGCGGCATCTTCTCGATACTCAACACCGTTGGCATCGAACTCATATAAGCGGTTTGCGGTTCCGGAAGTCGGGATGCATTCAAAACGGTTGGTATCAGAATCCGTGTGTGTGACCACCATCTTGCGAATCGTTTCGGGATAAGGGACCCCAAAGCAAAACTCGACCATCCAGAGATAATCGCCTGCTTTAACAGAAAGCATTTCAAATTTTCCTTTCAGCGTTAATTTTTATTGCTTATTCGTACCCTTCAAAGCTTCGATGGCAATCTCAAATTTTCAGTTCGAGCGCAACTTTTTCTTCTGCGCTCTTATCGTTCATTCCATCGACGAGAACGTAAATATCTACGTTCCTTAAAACAAGTCCTTTTGCTTGCCAGTCAGTTTCTCGACGAATCCTCTCCGGCAAAAGACGAAGCGCCTGCTTTTTGAGGTTGTCTATTTTTTCTTCTGTTGGGTACATTTCTTGGCTGAAGGTAAAGTCTGCAGTTTGGTACGTTGTAGTCCATGCACGAACCTTTACCGTTACAGTGCTTTCCGAAACATTGTAACCTGCAAACGAAATCAAAGACTCGCTCAGTTCCCCAATTCTTGCATTAAAGAGATTGGTTATACGAGCAAGTTCCTTGTGGTAGATTGCCTTTGCTTGTCGCACCTGTTCACGGTAACACTTTACACAGTCTTCAACCGTGTAGAAGATGTTTACAGATTCACCCGTATATCCCCGATAACCTGTATTATCCATTGGAGCAATCACCTTGGACATAACATGACCGTTCTTTACAGGTCGGAAATAAATAGGAGAATAATAAATTGTCTTATTTGTCTCCTTGGCATCTGTCACCACCACCGGAGTGGGCTCAATTCCACGAATTGGTTTTTTGGTTGGGTCTGCGTTTGCTCGATAGTCGCAAATCCAAACCATCTTTCCCGTAATGTTTTCCAGTCCTTCCGCGTAATCAAAATCCGCAAGAGATTTCGTCTGCTGAGGTCCTAATGCACGGTTATTTCGCCAAAGGGTTACATTGTTATTTTGTAGATATTCTTCGAGTTCCATTTTTTCACCTTTTTCCTTTCAGAGCTTCGGTAACCAATTCTTCGTAGTCCTCGATGGCGTAATAGATTTCAGAAAATCCATTCGCGTGACCACGCTCATACGCCTTTTCCCAGACCATTTCTGCCGTCTCTTCACTGATAAGAACAGAGGAAGCGCTTTTTACATCCATCTGAATAAGGGCAAGAATGTCAACCATGACATCCGAGACAGCTTCGTTGCGGTCAGCTACCAGTTTTGCTACCTCGTCGTTCCACGCTTGCTGAAGCTGCCGCACCTTCTTTTTGTTCCAATCGAGAGAATGTGCGCTGCTGATGATATCACCGGTTTTAGGGCGCTTGGTTTTTGGGGTCGTGCGCATGTTCCAAGCAGCCTCCATACGAATCTGCAGATTCTTCCAACTACTATCCATGTTTTATTTCCTTTCTATGCGTTTTTTTACATCAGAATTTGAAATCCTGACATACTTCGATGCTGTTTTTGTCGTAACCGACAGCGTACAGTTCATTTAGCAGCGGTGTGTATTCTTCGACCGTTGCAGGAACGCCTGCTTTCAGATACCCGTAAGACGCATTCACATGCTGCCCATTGTGGACATACGCATCGAAATACAGGTTGGGGTCCTTCAATTTGAGTTTTTTGCAAAACTCGAGGGTTCCCGGTATCTTGTCAAGAAACACACAGGTAAGTTCGGAACCGGCTTTCGGGTTGAGTTCGTCGGTACAGTTAAGAAAAGCTACTTTCATTTTTGTTCTCCTTTTTTTGAGCGCAAAAAGGCGGGCCTCCCAAAATCGGGAAGTCCGCCTTAAAGCAAAATTGTGAATTGTACGAACGCAGTTAGCGCCTTAGTAGATGGTATCTATCGTACAATTCTTATTTTATTCGGTTCGCATATTGCGTCAACAATTATGTTCAAGGGGCTGAAATTATAGCGGAAAATGACCGTAAAAAAGCGGACCTCCCGCTTCGGAGAGTTCGCTAAAGCCGTAATTATTGACCCTGATTCTCAGTCGGCTGCTGCGGTTCAGCGGGCTGTTGAGGCTGAACAGGCGCGGTAGGCTGCTGAGGCTGTGCAGGTGCCTGATAGGTCATGTTAGGATTTTGGGTTTGTTCCTGAGTCGGCTGCTGATACTGAGCCGGATGAGCAGCTTTGTAGACATCGTACTTCTGCTTCATCTGGTCATAAGAATAGCCATCCTGCGGGATACCGAAGTACCGATACTGACCGAACGCCAGAATCATGTTGAAAATGGGGTTCAGGAAGAACAGGCCAATGGTGAAGCCAATCCCCTGCCCAAACGCGACACTCTGCTTGTACAGAGTCACGATGTTGATGATGACGCCGACGATGACCAGCAGCGTGCCGAGCAGCGGGATGCCGCCGAGCACAGTGCAGATGATGGGGACGAAGAACAGCCAGCCGTTGCCCCAGAAGATTTTGTACCGGATGTAGCTGTTGTAGAACGGGACGATGGACGCCCATCCGGGTTGACCGGCCTTTTCGAAGATTTTCCAGCCGGCCACAATGTTGAGAACGAAGAATGCCAGGATGACGAGCCAAAATCCAGCAAAGATGCTGAGAAGTGCGTTGATGGCCGCCGCCTCTGAACCGTAGGACATAATGATTCCTCCTAAAAAATTATATTATAAAGCCAATCGGCCTTATTCCTTTTCCTGCACGGCTTTGCGTGCCGCTTTTTCTTTCGACAGTGCTGCGAGTTTCTTGCCGCTTTCGACCAGGATTGCTCGGCGTTCTTCAGAGATAAACATGGGAGGACGAATTTTTACCCACTTTTTCGGAAATTCCGCTTCTGCGCAATCTTCTTTGTCGATGGTCAGCTTCACCTCATCGGGATGCTCTGTTGCAAGTTTTCGCAACTCGTTCATCCGCGAATAATTTCGCGTATAGTACGAGCAGGTTTTCTCTGCATCGCAGAAATTGATGATGGTCTCGCGCTCGTAGGCACCATCGGCGCTTTGAGGTGTTTGGTTGATGGGACGCATTTTTTCATCTCCTTTCAGTCGAACAACACTGCCTTCTTCGATGGTCCGTCCGGCGTGAGGCTGCACGCACAAGCCCAACGCAGAAGCATAATACGCCTGCGAACGCTAACGACGGTCATTTCCTGCGCCGTGGCTTGTTCGAATTCCAATGTGTTCAAAGTACTCCTGGTCAACAGAATGGCATCGTCCGGCATATCGTTGAGCATCATTTTCAGTTCTTTAACTGTCATAGATTGTCTCCTTTTGCATGACCTCATCCAGCGCCTCTAGGAACAAGACGGATTCGGTGTTCTGCGTCCCAGCTGCAACGATACCGGAAATCTCGTTCGGCTCGATGAGGAAAACGCTGTCACCGTCAATGAATCCTTGCGGCCATGGCGCAGCATAATAGGCGTAGGGCACAATATCGGTTGCATAGCCGATAATCATATATTTCTGGTCAGCGTCCTGCCGAACCTTAACGATTGTTCCGAGCGAAAACGCGGATTTGAGTGTAGGTGATACTGAAACAGGCATTTCTCTTTTGATTTTCAAGGATGAAAACACCTCCCTAAATACCAGTCTATGCGGTTCGCAAGAATGTGCAACGAAAAAGGCACAAAAAAAGGAGCTGCCCGAAGGCAACTCCCTGTCATACATAGATTTGCTGTACTAAAAGCGAACTCAGCGATTTTGTGCGACCTTGACATTGAAGTCAAACAGTTCCTTGCTGGTCGAGCACCGGGAAGAAAACTCCCCGTCACGGTTCTGGATGACATCGGATGCCGGGACAGGCTTTCCGAAACCGTCGTCCACAAACACAGGATGCTTGCTGCCATCATTGTCAGAACGGGGCGAGAAGCTTGCGGCCGCGAACCAGTCTTCCTCATCGCTGCCCTGCTCGTCGTACAGACGGCAGAACGGAGCGGGGATTTCGGGCGTCGGAAGCTGGAACATTGCTGCCTGCATTTCCTTGCCGTCATTCTTCACATTCACATCAATGAGAGGGCAAATCGTATCGCCTGCACACTCCCACTTGGTATAGGATTGAGCGGTAATTGCGGTATTGTCGTCAGATACCTCAATACCGAGTGAAAGAATGTCGGATTTGAGACCGAGCTTTTCCTGAAGCATTTCCGGGGTGAGAGTCAGAAACTGACCGCCGACCGTGTTGATGATAAGATTCATGGTTACATACACCTTTCTGTGATTAGTAAATATAGTTCTCGCCGCGAAGCGCTGCCTGAACGGCGCGGATTTCCTTTTCGGTGAGTTGGTAGCTGCCAATCGGAGTGTTCGCGGAACCAAAGTAAGCGGAATCGAACACCATGCAGGCTTCTCCGTTCTCATTGAGCCGATAGAGGAATGCTTCCTTTGTCCGTGCATCAGTAGGATGGTCTACCAGCGATACGAGAGGAAGACCTGTTGTCGAGTTCTTAACCATCTGCCACTCGGATGCGTTCCGGTCACAGTACCCAGCGATGTAGATGTGCGGCTCGGAGATAAGGCGCAGGTCACGCTTCATCAATTCGAGCAGTGAATTGGCGGGCTTGCAGCTGTAAGTATTGGTCAATTCGGCGTTCAACTCGAAATTGAGAGAAACACAGAAAACACGGTATCCGCGCTTATCCAAGTCATCGAGCATTGCGGTGCCAGCGCCCGAAGATAGGAATGAAACCATCTTGGTGTCCATGTTTTTAGGCAGGTAAAGCACAGCTGTAATGAGGTATCTTTCCGAACGCACCAGATTCTTAAACATCACGCATCATCCTCCGTCTTGGTAGTCATGCCATGGACTTTGTCGATGGCGGCGGCAATCGTGTTGTTCTCCAGTTCAGTCATCTGCGTGCAAAGGTAACCCCAGTCGATGGCATCGTGGACCTTGCGGACAAACACATCGTAGGTGCCAGCGGTTTTCATCATTTCGATTTCCGATTCATAGCAGCCGGATTCCTCGAGCAGATGCTGGATGTCATCGATGGGGTTCATTTCGATAGTTGGTACAGTTTTGTTCATGATACAAACTCCTTTAAGTGTTTTGGATGCGAAAAGAGCGGACCTCTCAGAATCGAGAAGTCCGCCCTTTAAGCGAAATTGTGAATGTACGAAAGGCAGAAAGCCTTTTTGATTTGGAATGGTATCTATCGTACAATACCCATTCTACTTAGTTCGCATATTTTGGCAAGTAAAAAATGTTGCTCATTCGAAGGCGAGTGGTGAAGAGTGTAATTTTAGATGTGGAGAACAGTCCACTCACTCCTTATTCTGTAATTTGTAATTGTAGCGTAGATTTCTAAAAAAGCCGCCCACCAAATTATGTTGTGGGCGGTTTTTTTGTTGTTAGTTTTCGAAATCTGGATTCTTCCAGACCGTTTTCTTTCCGTAATGGATATCCGAAATGTACTTGAACGGAATCTTATCCCGGTTTTTAAGAAGAACATCGTTTTCCTCTAAAAATTCCTCAATGCGTTCCTCTTCACTACGCGGAGCAATGTTCCATGTATCGAGATATCCATCATACATGGCATCCATATTGAAAATTCCGTCAACGGGGTACTTGACAGAGTCAATTTCTCCGTTGACGTCCAAGCCAAGGTGGACGTTCTTATAGTTCTTGATGCTGTCTGTCAAGGATTTGAATTTCCCTTCAGGAGTATCGGGATTGCTGTACTTTTTCACGTACTCTTCCGTTAACTCCTCCGTCATGGCCAATGTAATCCAGAACTGGAGCCCGGAATACTCAAGGCTCGCTTTCTTGATTTTCTCCATCGTCCGTTCAGCCCAGCCGGTGGGATTAGCAAGATAATCCACTACCAGTTCATCGGCATTTGTGGATGTCAGGCCAAAGCAAGACCCGTTTCCAATCTCATCGACAATGCTGTCAATAGGGCTGCGATAATTCTTATGCTCATTTATTATGCGACAGAAAGCGTTCTGTCGTGCTATTTTGTCGTAATAACCGCCCTTGAGAATTTTCTTCTTGTCTTCTTCCGTCACATTCTCTCGGAACATATCGAACAGCTTCTGTGCCATTTCCTCTATGACAGAATCCGAGGTAAAAGAAGAACGGCAGAAAATCGTTTTGAAGTCCATTGTTTCATTGACGGTTTTGGCATTATCGACAACGAGGCAAAGGAAGCGTATCTCCTGGTTGAATGTTACGGGTTTCTTTTCCAAGGTTCCATAAAACCGCTGCCCGTACAGAACATCTACCTTGTGCTCACCATAGGCGAGCGGTATGCGCATAAAACGGTAGTAATACTCGGACAGCTCACCGGAATCAAGAATGATATTGCCTTCGAACGAAGGAGCGCCGAGCTCGAGGAACCTTTTGAATCCCTCGCGGTTGATATTGTTTGCCATGATATTTTTCCTCCTAAATACTTACTTCGTTAAGCCCTCGAATTTCGGATTTTTCCAGAGCACATTCTTCATATCACTCCTTTTCCATCTGAACAGTCCAGCCGTTCACGTCGGAATAAACCGCATAGAGCAGTGTTGCAAAATTATAGCCTCCGTCATACAGCGTATAACGAAGTGAAATGTTCAGCGCAAGAGTGCGTTCCTTGACGGTGCCATCACAATCAAGATAGCTGAATATCTTTGTCGGATGGAAAAACCATGCTTCACGTTCTTTATTGAATTTATCTTCATCGTATTCCACGACTTGCTTGAAACACGAATCAAACGTAGCAAGCTTGACCGACGAAAATACATCAGCCATCATCCCACACTTTTCAATCAATTCATCAGGCCATTCGACTTTGATGATTGCTGCACCATCGCGCAGTTCTTTCAGTTCTTTGCGGGGGCTCAGCGAGACGTTGTAGCGTTCACTGAGGAAGGTGAACAGCCAGGACCAGTCAATGACTTTCAGGAAGTTAGATACTTCCTTGGAATCCATGAAAATTTTGATTTCTTTCCGTGCCATAGTTTTACCTCCTGTTTTTCGATTTTCTAAAAAATGGTTCAAGTCATAGAATTCCAGTTATTGCCCAACCATTCACACCAGCCTATGGTGGAGGAGGGGCAATTTTTACTGTCCGCGCAGATATGATTCAGCAGCATTGCCAAGTGAAACTTATCCAATGTCCGAATCATTTCGAGATTTGTCTTATCAGACTGCACGATTGTCATGTCAACGTCGGTTTTCGTCTTGATGTACGACACGGCGTCGCCCATCTTTTTGAAAAAAATTCCGCAGACCGGGACAAAGTATCCAACCTCGATGGAAAGCTCTGCCAAAAGACGGTAGCTGTCAGCAGTGTTCGTCCTCTGGAAAAGTTCATCGAACTGAGCGCGAATTTTCTTCTCATCGTTTTTCCCAATGTCATTCAGGTCAAAGATGTATTCCTGAACAATGAACCCATTATTAGATTTCGTGGGCACATATGCTTTGTAACAGGATGCATCAATCTGTTTCATGACAATCGGAAAGTCATGGGAAGACGTGGAATACAGACGCGCTTTATCGACTTCCTTTTTCAGCTTTTCCAGCAGCTTTTCAAGAACAGCCTTGAGATATTCGGCGTGCTGATGGCAGGTATCCACTTCTGTCTGGAACATACCGGTGTCATCTTTGAGCCGTCCGGTTTCCCAAGCTTTGTCAAAGACGCACTTGAGTTTCTGGAGCTCGGTTGCATCCAAGTTGTCGTATTTCCCAGACTTCGTTTTAGCCTCAAAAATGGCGATTGCTTCACGCACTTCACTGTACGAATCAAGTATCAACTCAAGGTCCTCCAAAAAGAGTTTCTTGTTGATGTCGATGGAGTAATTGATGTCGGTAACGCGCAAGGTTACGATTTTTGCTTTTTCTTCGACATCGAACCCCATTTCCCGGCAAATATCCGGGAACTGTTTCAGATACATCATAATTTCACCTCAAACTTTCTCAGCGATATCTTCGCCGTATACCATGCTCAGGTTGGAACCGTTGTCCAATTCGGCAACATAGCTAAAATCTACAGTTAATGTGTTTGTCGTAGGCAATTTCTCCTTTCCAAGTAAAAAAACAGACCCGCCAAAATGGTGGGTCTGCTTGTTGTTTACAGATTGTGAATTGTACGGTGGAAAATGCTGCTAAGTGGAATGTTATCTATCGTACACTTCCATTCTATTCGGTTCGCACAAACATGCAAGTAAAAATGGGCCTTCCCAAAAGGAAAGCCCATTGTATTGCATTGCTGATACTCAGATAGCTGCACAGAAGTTCGCAAGGCGTTGCCACAGCAAGTAGTTATCGTAACTCATGCGTACCTTTTCCGGCACGCCTGTAACGAGATACCACTTATGTGCCTTAGCCTTGATGTTCGAGATGCGCTGCTGTTCACTGCGCGTAAAGGCTTTGCTGAACATGCGGCGTCTGCGCCCGGAATTCCAGTATGCACCCTCCATAGTCTCGCAGATAAGAGCATAGGCAAGTTCGTTCTGAACATCGTCATGGGACAACTCGATAATCTTACCCATATTCAGGCACCTACCTTTCGGCTGGACTTCTCGCGGCTCTGATGCACCATGGAAAGCGCATAGTCGAGCGCAGCAGCATCATCCGGCAGATAGGTGACGGATTTGAGTTCTCCGTACTCGCTATGGTGGCGCGGGATAGTCTTGGGTCTTTCCGTAACGACCGTCTCCTTCTCAAAATGCAGAGCAATCCGATTTGCAGGAACGGCATACCGTTTCTGTCGCTCACATTCCTTGAAGTAGTTGATGGGCGTTGCGAACCCCAAGGGTTTTCTGCCATCAAGTCCCGTAACGGTGACGACATATGCCTTGATGCCTTTTGCTTCCCGTCTCTGCTGGTCCGCGTAGTAGTGGTAGGAGATGTACATCGGCGATTCCTTCAAATACGCGTTAGATTCCCGCGCAATGTAGGTCCCGCTTTCCCGGCAAAACCACAGAAATGTCTGAGGTTTACCGTCGGCTTTCGCTTCCTTTGCGGCTTTCTGAATGACCTTTGTGTCGAGGTCAAAGTCCGACTGATATTGTTTTGTTACCTGCTTCATCGCAGATTTCAGTTCCGGTAAAATCGGAATCATAGTATTATTCATTTCAATTCCCCTTTTAGAACGCTGTGAGCTTGGAAATATCCATGTCATAGCGTTCATATTTGTGGATGTAATCGAAAACGGTGTTCATCTGTGCCTGCGTGGCGGTTTTGGTAGTGTCCATATCGAGGAATGTTTTTCCTAAAGACGGATTACGAACAGCAATCCAGCCGCGCCGGTACAGGTAATCGAGACCTTTCCCGCTCCAATCATAGGCCATGTCCAAGACTTCCTTATCAGAGAGGTTCAGGCGTATTCTGTTTTGCATGATGATGCGCCCCGCAAGAGCCGCATGTTCTCCAAACTCGCAAGGATACCATGTTCCGTCCGGAGCAATCATGCCGTATTCAGATAACTTCTGGATATTGTTAGATTCGTTCACGCAAATGACCCCTTTGTAGTCAGGTGTTGTTGTCCAAAAACTCCTGGCATTCGGTATCGTTCATCACGAATCCGAAATACGCCACGCGCTTAACGGTCGTTTCCCAGACGCGCATCGTGCGACTCCGGGGCTGTACGACCCAGGAATGACAACGCCAAAGCCCGTCCTCAGAAAGAGCATACCCGGTCGCAATAGAGCAGTGACCACGGTTTGCATCCCAAAGATAAGCGGAATTCGCGTGACATTGACTGGGCTGACCCTTGCGCATATAGCTGCTGCCATAGAAGAACTGCCCCCGACTGAGTGCTTTTACTGCGTCTTCGTCGTATGCAGTCATGCAGACCTCATCTCCGCCGAAGCTGAGAATCTTGTCATGCAATGCTTTCATGGCATCGAGCATCTCCTTGGAGAATCTCGATTTGCCGTTATATACCTGATGGCTGTCAATCCACCGCTTCCAGTCATCGCTCATCGGATTCCAGTGGATGGGTGCGGGCATCTGGTCAGGGGCTGTGATGGGTTTCAGACTGTTCCAACCTTTCGTACTCATTACAATTCCTCCCTGATAGAACGCAGACAGCTCAGGATTTTTTCATACAAACGGTAACGAGTTTCGCCGCTCGGTACAAAGTCACCAAGCTTTTTGGAAATGAGAAGTTTATCAAATGCCTCCATAATATCAAAGACGGTGAACAGCTTGTATTGTGTATTTATATGATTCACACGGAACTCGACATCTTCGACAAGATGCCAATATTCCATGCCATACAACATTGCGCCGCTTTCGTTTGCTTTTCGGTCTTGTTCCTCGTCTGCATCGTTACACACAATACAGACACCGTTTTCATCGAGATAGTTTTCGAAGACGTCGCAGATATCGGAGGCAACAGAACGGATATCGGAATTTGCCTTCACCTCAGGTTCAGGCTGGGCGGCTTCAACTTTGTACTCGATACTGTCGTGACGAAGTGACTCTTCGATACCATCAAAAACGATGTCCGCGTAGTCGTTATCATCCCGACACGCTTTGAAAATGTTTTTGACGGATTCGATTGCCTCTTTGGAATCGGAGTTTCCCTCAACAGAGAACTCCAAAGGAACCAAGGCAACAACTTTGTATTTATTCTTCATGATTTTTTCTCCTTAGTTTAACAGGATGCCGCAGCATTTGTTCAGGCAGATGACACTGAACACGAGCAGCGCAATATTGTGCAGCGTGAAGGACTGTGCCAAAGCACTGATGCTCAGGATGATGAAGAGAACAAACAGGGCGGCTAAGGTTTTGAAGATGGTATAGATGATTCTGTTCATGGCGATACTCCTTTTCTTGCTCCGGTTAGCGAAGCATGTCAACGATTTTTCCGACCAACTCATCATTGGTCACGAACTGGTTGCGGCCCCTGGCACCGAGCGATACAGAGGAGTAATCCTTCATATCGGCGGCATAGCGAACCATATTCTTGTCGGCAATCGGCTGATAGCAAGACCGTTCTGTGGTCACATACACGCATTTTCCGTTCAAGATATTCATGATGTGTCCGTAGCAGCCCGTCTGCTTGCCGTTGCGCTGCATGTTTTGCAGGTTATGCGTCAGCATCAGACCGTCGTTCTCCTTCTCAGCGCTGGAGAGCATAGACAGTAGTTTTCGAGTCTTATACGCAGTGTTTGTCATAGTAAATCGCCTCATTTTTTAGAAATACTTGTAAGCAGCGTTCAGCCGCTTGTTGTAGAGTTGTAAGGTCGTCAGATTCCCGCAATAGACCTTGCTGGACGAGATAGGAACATTCACACCGGCTTCCATGTGCGAGAAGAACATCGCAAGACAATCTTCTACACTGTCGCTCGTGGTGAGTGTCTCGTATACCGGATACGAGTACCCCGCTGCCTGACTGTAGGTGGCATTGAGCTCATGGACAAAGAATTGGACCTGACCGGACACGGAACTTGCATCCAGACCCGATGCATAGCACCAGTTCAAGAGATTCGTCTTGCGACCGTGCGTCCATTGCAGAAGCCCATAGCCTCCATCGTTCGGATTCTCGGCAGTAACGCGAAGCCCGCTCTCCATTGCCATACACCCCATCACAGCTGCAGTGCCGGCCTTAGAGAGACCTGCATCCCGCAACGCTGTATAGATGGCGTACTCATTGTCAGAAAGGTTCTGAGGAACCGTGTCAGTCACAGGTTCTTCTGCCGGTTTCTGAGCAGTCTCTGCCGTCTCGACAGAAGGCTCGGATTCGGGCTCTGTCTCGGCCACCTCCTGCTCAGGTACAGAAAGTACCGGCGCGAAAGGCGGCTGAGCGTTGAGCTCCTTAAAATGGACCTCCAACGGCGTGACATACTCGATATCAGAATCATCAGCTGGCTTTACCGGCGCGGCATACGCAGGCGTCGAGAAAAAGCAGGCTAAGCAACCTATGATGGTGATGACGCTGAGCATAAAAGCGGTGGTCCCGGCATAGAATTTCAGTTTGTCGTTCATTGTGATTACTCCTTTGAATAAAAGTTCCCGCCGACAATAGCTGTTCGGCGGGGTGTGATTGATGTTCGGTTGTCGGAAAAACTTCATGCTTCACGGACTACGATGGCGGTATATCCGCTGTTGGCAAGATACCGATACGCTGCATCATAGGCATCGCTGAGCGACGGGGCTTTGACATACCCGATAAAATCGGAGCAGATAACCATGCCGGAAAAACCTGGGTTACCGGCATAGATGGCGAAGCGGGTGTTTTTCTTTGGATTGCGATTAAACATAGCGGACCTCCTTGCAGTCGCGTTCAAAAAGATGGATACGGATTTCTGAAAACAAAAAAAGCAGACCTACCACGAATGGTAAGTCTGCCTAATTTGAAAACAGAATTGTGAATGATGTACGCCCGAAAGATTCGGCTGTGTAGAATGTTATCTATCGTACAATACCAATTCTATGCCGTTCGCAAGGATACGCAAGAGAAAAACAAAAAAAGGCGAAGTCTTCCGAAAAAGACTCCGCCATGGTTTTGTGTGCGATTTTTTGCATTTCAGTGTTGTTATTCACGGCACATTTCTCGCATCTTATTCTTCCTCAAGCCATTTCTTGGTGATGTCAAGAAGGCATTTTCGGAATTCAGGAGCGGGCTGCATCGGAATCGAAGACCACTGAGAATCGAGAATGACAGGGTATTCGTACTGTTTGCCGTTATGCGAAAACGGTATGAACTGAACTTTTCCGTCCACGAGCCATAGCTTTTCCGTTCTGATGGGGTCGATGTACTCCGTCAGCCAGCATTCGTGCGTGACAACGGAATCCGCCACGAAATACTTTGTCTTATCGTCCAGTATCAGTGCTGGGTTGTTATCCTCGACACAATACACTCTTCCGACGAACGGCAGGAGCATCGTCTCGGCGGCGTGTTTCGCGCTTCTTCCCTGCCGAATTTCCGATAGCAGGAAACTCGATATGAAATGCGGGATACCGATGCCGGTCAGGCAGTCATCGAGTGTGTGTCCGGTACAGATTCTCGGTGTTTCCTGGTCCTCACCCTTCATCCGATTCGTAGGGATTTGCGGAACGACCTTGTCCGGCAAGCATCCGGTATTCGCCATGAGATGAAATAGTATCTGCATTATGGGACTTACTCCTTCGGCAGTTTCTTGCGAAACGGGTCAAGGTCTCCTGGCCTATAGACCGACTTGACATAGGATTTGATGTCGTCTTCACCAAGGCTCTCAAAGAGATTCAGCCAGCATTCGGCTTCAATCCGCATCTCGCCGCCCATTTGATACGCTTTCTCGCACTGCACCAAATCAAACTGAAAATCGTTCTTGTAGCGGCAGTTTTCGGCTGCTTTTGCAAATTGCGTAAATGTTCTGGTATTCAAGGTTTACCTCCTTTTCTGAAAATGGAAACAAAAAAGCAGACTCTCATTTCGAGAGTCTGCTCTAAGCACATAACAGATTGTGAATCTACCGGTATGGGGAATCAGAAGATGGTATCTATCATGCACTTACTATTCTATTCGATTCGCACAACTGTGCAAGGGGGATTTTAAGATGCAGCTACGCTTTCGCCTTCGCCAATTTCTTCGCAGCTACGCTTCCTGCTCACTCGCTGGCGGCAGCTACGCTTTCGATATCGTCTGCGTTCAGGTTGATGTACTGCCACGATTGCGGAGCGCGTTTCAGGTGCAGCTGATGCAGGGATAGAGAAAGTTTGCGAACATTTGAGATGTTCCAGCCATACAGCATGCCGGTTTTGTTGCCATACTCGAACAGCGCGGCTATATCGATACAGCTTTCCCGAATAAACTTATCCGCCATACCGGACAGCTTTTCGCCGTCTGCATAGTAAGGAGACAATCCTGTCAGGCAGTTCAGCTGGTCGATGTCCTCGCAGGTAAAGGCCCCGATGATTTCCCCTGCACCGCCGTTCGCCTTCGTTTCATAGCAGAATACTGCGAACGGAAACGAGATTTCCCAAGGGCGGGATTTGCGGACTTCGAGAGTCTTTTCACCTGCTATGATTTTAGAGAGCCATTCACGCTTAATCGAAATGACGACCGCTTTGCCGTCATTTACCACAAGTGCATTTTCGAGAACCGTCACAACTCATCACTCCTCATATTCGTAGTCACAAAAGCTGTTGACCTTTCCTTCTGTCTGTTCGTATTCGGACATAAATTTTGCGACAGCCAACTCGAAGTGCCCACGGCTGATACCAGTGACATCCGAAAAATCGAGGAATGCGTGCTCAAAGTTGCTAACCATAGCCACGAGAATGTACGATTCAAGTTCCTTGGAGAATTCTTCCGGAGTGCCATCGAAATGGATGATGACATCCTTAGATTCGTCGTCAGGGTCAAGATAATTCGAAACAGCCTCATCCTTCGCACTGGAGAAGAACCCATCGACATTGTCACTCACTCGCAGTTCAGCGGAATCGCTAAGCGGTACATTCAGCCCACCTGCAGCTTCCGATTCGGCCATCAGTTGCATAACATAGTAGCGAAACATGAGGAACGCGCACACACCCGTAGGCTCAAAATTCTGAATGACCTTTTTCAGCTGCGCCTGACGGTTGTTTACGACTTTATAGTTGGCTTTCATGAAATCTCCTTCTTAAAAAGATGCTTTACAACGCATGAATATTTGATTTGCCGGGCGCATACATCAGCGGTTCGTCCGTTACTTTCAGAACGGTGCCGTCCCCTTGCCTGCACGCATACAGGATTGCTTTGAGCATCTCATAGGCAAGTTTGCTGTTGTAGGCAAGCCCTGCGTTGGAGATGCCGAAATTGCCATTCCAGCCAACCCGGAGTTTTCTCAGCTGCGGAATCAGAAGGTCACGGGCTTCCGCTATGCCGATGCCGCCCCAACGAGCGTCATGATACGCCTGCAGCTGCGGTTTGTTGTCGGTATCAGCTATATCGAGAACCTCATAGATGATGCTGAACTGTCCCATTAGGATTCTGGAATACGCATCGAGGATGGCAGCAGCTTTTACCCAAGCACTTTCGTTCATGTCGATGCGCTTAGTATACGGGGTCTCCTTGTTCCCTGCCTCGATATCCGCTGCCGCGAGCGCAGTCTGATAGATTTCCCCTGCTGTGTTTTGCATGGTAGGCACGGGAGCAGTGACCTTAAAGTCGGTAAATATCATATACGCCTTTTCGATATCCGCATCATTCACACCGTAGGCGTCCCCGACCTCTTTGCAGATAGAAGAAAAGTTGTTGCCGTAGAATGTCTGCATTACCTGCATAACATGCAAAAACAGCTGATACTGCTTTTCAGTCATTTCAAAAATCATGGCGCACCTCCGTTACTTTATTAGCATTATACCACAAATGTGTATCCAGTACAACCATGGACAGCGAATCGTAACAAATAAGACACAAACAAAAAAGTGCCTCTAAAATTCTCGACTGAAATCGAAAATTTTAGAGGCAGTGGCGCTCATGGAAGGATTCGAACCTTCGGGCAATTTCTCACCGGCGGTTTTCTGGACCGCTGCCATCGGCCACTCGGCCACATGAGCATATGGCGCAGAGAGCGAGATTCGAACTCGCAAGCCGGGAATTGACCCGATGACGGATTAGCAATCCGTTGCCCTACCGTTAGGCGACCTCTGCAGATTTGCACCCGTTTTGTTAAACAATAAAGTTGACTACCGAACTCTAAACTTTACTATCTCGTTGTGGGTGCTTGTATGACCCCTGGCAGACTCGAACTGCCGACTCCAGCTTGAGAGGCTGGCGACTTGGACCAACTTGTCGAAGGGGCCTTATGGTGTGCCGGGTAGGATTCGAACCTACGAACTGTAACAGACCTGTTTTACAGACAGTTTGCTTTGACCGCTTGCATACCGGCACATATAAGGAGGCATTAAGCCTCGTGGTGCTCCCGGCTGGAATCGAACCAGCGACACATAGGGCTTCAACCTACTGCTCTACCAACTGAGCTACAGAAGCAGATGGTGACCGAAATGGGGCTTGAACCCATACTCTCAAGCTTGAAGGGCTTGCGACTTAACCAATTCGTCTATTCGGCCATATAGCCGCAATCCTGCGGCGAGTGGGTTATGCGATGACGAGGATGTCATCGATTTTCGTATCGAGCATCGCGGCGAGAATTACAAGATTGTCGATGGTAGGAAGTGCTGTGCCTGCCTGCCATTTGGCTACCGCCTGCGTGGATACACCGAGCGTATCCGCCACATCCTTGACCTTGATGCCTGCCGCCTTACGCAGTGCCTTAATATTGGCACCCGTCTGCACAATATCGATAGTTGGAACATTCATTTTCTTTCGCTGCCTTTCTGTATTGCAGGCAACAAAAAAACGCTGCCTGCCGAAATGAATCGACAAGCAGCGTTCGGAATGCAAATGCCGTCAGAAGACGCACCGCAGCCGTTCGAGGTCTGTTTTTGCCTGTCGATGGGTATAGGAAACAAAGCTGGATTCGTAGGACTCGAATTCAGATTCATAACTATACTCAGCAAACGACATAGCATTAACAGTCTTGCACAGCATCTTCGGTTGTCTCCTTTCGTTTCGTTCTGTTTACATTATACCACTTTTGTGGTTCTGGTCAATCAACTTGTGGTTGATGTTTATTCGCAGTAACCAGCACCTTCGTGGAAAACGCGGTTTGCGCCGAGTTCGTGCTTGCTCATTTACACATACTCTCCTTCCGGAAGTTTGTCTGCATCTGACAGTTCATCGACAGTCAGTTCCCTCAATGTTCCTTGGTCTGTATCCAAGCCGATGGTATATATATACACTACACGGCTATCCCGGAATACTTCGGCCGGGGTCTTGCTTTTACTGACGATTTGTTCGATTTGCTGCTCTGTTGCCGGATACAGGACCCAACGCTCTTCGCTTCGCACTTCTGTGCAGTTACAGAAATACAATTTTTCGTCCTCATCCTTGCATACGCAGAGCAGCGAAATGCCGTCATAACTCCAGAACACTTTATCGACAATAAGTTCTTTCCCGAACAAATCCTTAAAATTCAGTCCCTCAAACAAGGGCTCTCCGTGTAAACTCATATCCGCTCCTGTTTTACTTCTTCATGCCGGAACCAACTTATGGTTGAGATTTTTTGGGTTTATCTGCGCCAAAGACGCGAGGATTTGAGGAAGTGAACCTATTGGTGTGCGCTTTTTATTCTTGTGCTTGCCCATGCCTAGTCCTTCTCAAGAAAATGTTCCCACTGTGTTCTTTTGATTTGCTTGCCGCCAAAGGAGTAGTGCTTATCATAATAATCCGACATTTCTGCGGCATACTTGGCAGCGTCAACTGCGTTGGAAAACACCGTTTTGCCAATACTCTTTAATGCAACCCAGTGGACAGTGATGTTACCATCCACATCCACACCGACGCAATGCGCATCGACATAGTCATTGTTGGTCATCTCCATTTCATTGAGCTTTTTGAGCCATTTCGTTTTGACGATGTGTTCCAAGTAATCCGCATTATATTTGGGATTCGATGAAATCACAGAGAACGGTCTACCAAGCTCTTTCTCTCTCAATTCTTCCGTCTCCCGCATTTTTTCGAGCATATACCGGAAATTTTCGGGGTAGTATTTATACAGATATGCGAAATTCAAATACGAAGACATGGGGCAATACATACAACCGCAGCGCTTGTTTGTTTTGTAGTAGTTGTTGAAAATCGGCTGTGTCTTTGCCCATTCCAAAATCACATCCTCGTTAATGCCGTTTTCTGCGAGAGGGTATATCTCTAACTTTTTGGAACTCAACCGCTTGTTAAAACGGTGTTCTTCATCGGCGCAATAGCCTATGTAATGCACTACATAAAAACCGACTTCGTTCAGCCATTCGGATAGTTGCCGCTTTGCATCAAGTTTATAGTGACCGTTACACCATCTTACTTTTCTTGTTGGGAAACCGCATTTATCATACAATTCTTCCCACGTTTTCCTCGGCTTGATTCGCACAAATTGGATGCCAGCTCGCTTGCACTCCGTTTCCATATAGTCGATAACGTTATGTATAAACGGGTAGTCGATTTCGAGTTCAAAGTGAACCACGCCGTCAAGCGGGTATCTGTCCAGATTGTGCAGTATGTAATTGAGCATATACAGGCTATCTTTTCCGCCAGATACGCTTGCCCAGTATGATGGGCGCAATGCAATTGCTTTGTCTGAGTCAGTTATTGTCGGTTACCTCCGTTCTGTGATTCCACAACCCAATCGCGTCCTGTTCGTTTTTATGAGGGGTATTTATTATTTTTGGTTGGATTTCTTACAAAAATTGGCGGTCTACTAATTTATGTAAATACAATCCCTTCGTTTTTGGCAACAAACTTACATTTACCAGATGAATACGAGTTGCCGTTTGTGTCGTAATATCCATCTGCCTGACCGTTGTGCGAGCTACTGGTTCCTTGCATCACATGAGTATGCTTGCCAACAAGAAACACACAGCCGGGAAAGTTGCGTTTTGGATTTCGATATTCCGGATGATGCTCTTTTACCTTGAGTTTGTAAACGTCATCGGGATGGTTTTGACGAAACTCTTCCAAGCTGTCGGTGGTCTGTTTAATGGCTTTATGTCGATTTGTAGCAACTGCCTTATCATTAAGCGTATACACACGGCTCATATTTGCTTTATGCAGTGCTCTTCTATCATGACGGCGGAACTGTTTAAGTTCATACGGCACACGATTGTTGATGCCGCTATCGCAAACATCATTTGGTAAAACAGAACAAGCGATACAATAAGCATCGAGCCAATGGTCTTTGCTTACACCGTGCGCTGCACGGTAATCGTAGGTGCTCTTTCCCGTTGTTACGAAAAAGTGCTTTGGAAAAAGAGTGTTTAATCTTTCCGTTAACGCGGGAATGATTTGATTTAGCACACTTTGCGCACCGTATTTTTTATTGAGTCCGGTTTTCTTTTTGGCAAGCTTCTTTTGCCATGTAGTATCTTTATGCACAAGGTCGTGGTGTTTTGTGCATAAGCCAACGATGTTATCAATGGTGTTGCTGCCGTTTTCGGATTGCGGTACTACATGATGATAATGGGCGATAGGCTTCTTGCAAAACAAGCAATGGCGTTCCTGCATTTCAGAGACAGCTTCTTCAAGGCTTGCTTTTTGATAGAGCGGGCCTTGCTGATATTGCCATTTCTGAACATTGGGATTATCCAGCCGCATAAACGCAAATTTATTGACTTCCAACACAACATCACTGATAGGAAGAAACTTCCGAATCTTCTTTACCAAGTTAATGTGTGTCTGCAACAACTGATTTGCGGTGGGCGTAAGCCAGCCTTCCGGTCTTGTGCGATTGCTAAACTTTGCTTCTTTGTTCTTGATGCCGATACAAAGGACTTCTTTCTCGCAACCCGGAAGATGGCGCTTGATGACACCAATCTCCTTTGCACGCTTGCTGACGCTGCCATTTTGAGCTGTGGCTTGCTTTACGCATTTCTTGGAAATGGTGTCATTGGCTTTAGCTCTACGTTGACGGCGGCAGCGTCTGCCGTTGGTGCGTCTTGCGCGGCGAGAGTCTTTGCGCTTTTTCATCAACTTGGGAATTTCCTTATTGCGAGTTTCCAGATGTGCAGTAAAGACTGCCGTGCCGTCCGTTTTAACAACAGCAACGCCGATATTGGTTCTGCCGGGGTCGATGCCTAAGTAAAGCGGCTGCACTACATCGTTGGTTTCATACAACAGTTGAATGGTAAATGGTTTTGATGCTACGACTCGCGCTTTCTTCTCTTTCAGAAGGTAGCGGATATGACCACAGCGAGTCGTAGGCATTAAAGGTTTACCGTTTTTATTAAGCACATACACAGTGGACATATACGCCACCTCCTTTATGATAAGTCTCCCCTGCCGAAGCAGGAGGTTGTGTTTCCCTTGGCTGGGTGTTTGCTGCAAGTGACATTACACGAGGCAATACCACTCTTGCGGAGCTATCAACTGGGAAAATCGATAGGCGCAACAAACATCCATGTGCCTGTGATACTTATGAAATTAAGTGATTTTATTCAAACCACCAAATTTCGTAAATACCCATTTTCTTAGATGTGTGGGAACACCTCATACACACTCACATACAGCATTCCCGGCTTGTAGTCAGCATACTCTACCGAACGCTTCTGGTCGTATACCTTCACATCCGAACCATCATCTGCCGTAAGCCAGAGATATTTGACATGCTCAGCATAGCGAGGGTCTTTTGCGCGATACATTTGCCCTTCTTTGATTTTGAGGCGGCGCATACAGGCTTGGACGCGGGAAAACTCAACAAATGCACCATAGTCACCAATCACGATACGGTTGTACCCGTTGGTAATGACTGTGCCATTAGCGGTTTCGAGCGAAATCGTATCGCCGGAAACATTGCACCATTCCGGCAATGCTTTCTGAAACTCGGCTCGCACATCGCAGAAAAAGGTGCGCTGGATAGGCTTGTATCCATAATCTCGGGCAAGTTGCTCTTGATATTTGAGCATCTGAGCGCCGACTTCTGAAATTCTATGCTTCATCGATTACTCCTGACTCAGCATCTGCGCAGAAGCAACTTCCCGAATATTGCGATTCTCTTTTTCGGGAGCCGACACAATGCGGCGATGAGAGCGCATCAGCGTCAATACGCGGTTACGGAGCTTTTCGTCCTTGATAAGCCGAGCAACCTGTTTGATTTCCGATTCACGCAGATACATTGTACTGTTGATGAGAACGCCATGTACTTCGCCGTCTTCGGAACTTTTCTCAACCTTATCGACATTGTTATAGGCATAGATGACATCTACGTCGATGGTGATGGACGCTCTCTCAAGAAGTTCAATTCCTCCTTGGGCTACCAGCCACTTGTGTGTGTAGCTTTCGTCAGAAATGTATGTTTCGCCAATGAGTTCCAGCGGCGGCGACACAAGGCTGTTCGTGGAATAACGGATATGGTCTTCGCTTTCGTTGAGATTATCCTGCCAAAGGCGCATCGGCTTGAGGCTCTTGTCCTTGAAGTGAATGTAGGTGTCCTGAATGAATGTGCAGATGGTCCGCTTAATATAGTCGATTTCCGGCATCTCTTCTACATTGCGGAAAACAAAGCGCGTAGACTCGCCCTCGCCGTACTCTTCGTCGTCCGTCACATAGCGGACTTTCTCCAACACAAACTTGGGTTTTAATGCCTCTTTAACGGCTTCGAGAGAAAACACATTCCACTTCATCAAATAACTCTCCATTCTTTTACCAACTGGTCGTATTCAGCAATTTCCCGTTTTACGGTTTTTCCGTCTTTTTTATATAAGGTGATTCGCTGTGCATAGTTTGCGGCGTGTTTTTGCAGTCGCTGCAACGCGTCTTCTTCTGAGTTTGCTTTTGTAATTCCGCGATAGGAACCACCAGAGCCTAAGATTTCGGGTTCGTACCAACCCGTTTCATAGTATACAGTCTGCTCGCCTGCTTCATCCAGAACGACTTTTCCCTGCTCGCCATAGTCACCGGTATAGTTACTGCGGATGATGTTAGCGGCACGGTCATTTCCCTGCTCCTCATAGGCTTCGGCAATGAACTCGACATAAGCCCTGAATTTTTCCTCGTCACCTTCACGATGCGCGGCGATGAGTTTTCCGATGGTCACAGCGTTTATGATGTTCATGGACACACTCCTATAAAACCGATTTTAAAATTTTTGGTACTCCAGCCGGGAGTCGAACCCGGAGAAAAACGGGGTTTGAAGCCGCCGCGTATGCCAATTCCGCCACTGGAGCATGGTATGTCGCCCACGAAAACAGACGACAGTTGCATGGCTTGATTTTGCAGCGAATATCACATTTTATCGCTGTTTTTATGATTGTATTATACCATATTCTGATGCAGATTTGTAGCGAGTACAAGTATGATTTACAAACAATTAACATCTGAGCGAGTCGCATTTTGTGCGCTTGCTTGTCGTATTTGTCTGGCGCGAATCAGCGCTGAATCTTCCTCGTCAGAAAACAGTCAAAAACAACAGCAACACAAACGCGAGTCTTTGCAAGTTTCTAAAATGGCGTTTTCTTGGCTCAAGGCTTGCTCTCTGCGGGTGCTGGCGTCCAGTATAAGAGCGTTCCGAGGATATCGCACATCGGTGCCGCCTCGAAGAAGCAAAGTGTTTCCAGAGCGTCTCTGAGGCGCTGCTCGTAGTCTGTGCGCTGCATATCAAGGGGAACCAGCACCTTGTAGGAGCCGAAAGGCGCTTTCAGAACGGGAGATTCGGATGTCTGGTTCTCAGAAAGGTCACTCTCCCAGCCGCAGGTAACGAGATAGTCATACAGAGCATAGGGGTTTACAGCAGAGACCGTCTTTCTGCCATCAAGCATCTTGTAGGCACGGAGATACTTGGCTTCTCGTGCAAGGTCTTTGCTTGTGAGAGGATACGGGATTCGGTTAAGGTCCATGTTGCTGACGAGGTCTGCGCGTTTTACCTTGACGGCAATGTCGTTTTGCTTAACACGCCAGATATACTCTGAGTAGGTCATATCTTTTTCCCGAGTCAGTACAGAGACCGCCTCAGCCACTTTCTGAGGAAATTCCGCTCTGATGGTATCTATCGTGGTGCCGGTATCTTCCACCGTGTCGTGCAGGTAGGCGGCAGTTTTCACCAGCGGGTCAGGCTCAACGCCGTCTGCGACAACGGCCACATGCGCCGTGAAGTAGTCTTCCCCTGCCTTGTCGGTCTGGCCCTTGTGCGCCATCATAGCGAACGCCTTTGCTTTTTCAATGTAATCAATCATTCGTATCACCTTTCTTTGTTTCGCAAGCAGCACCATGCGGGTCTGCCAGACAATAAAAAGGCTTGCCAGTTTCCCGGCAAGCCTCGATGGATTCAGGTCTTTGCGGACCTATGTTGTAGTGTTGGAAACGGGAGATTTACTCCGCAGCGCCCTCAACGATTACGACCTCAGCCTCGGTTTCCTTAGGCATGTCGGCATCTTCCTGCTTGGTGTCGGTGCTGTCCTCGGAAGTCTCGGCAGACTTCTCGGTCTCAGCGGACTCAACAGGAGCGGCAGGCTCGGCGGGAGTCTCAGCAGGTATAGCGGGCTCAACAGGAGCAACGGGCTCGGCAGGAGTTTCAGCAGGTACAGCAGACTCAACCGGAGTCTCTGCGACATAGGTTTCGGCGTTGATGCTCTCGGCGCTCATTTCCTGCGCCGGAACCTCGACAACAGGCTCAGCCCCGGCTACGATAGGGTTTGCAGCCACCTTGGCACTTGCGGGCAGACGAGCGATGGACTCAGTCTTGGTCTCGCCGCAGCCAGTGCAAGTGTAGGTCTTGACACCCTCATGCTCAGTGGTAGGCTCGGTGGTAACGACACCGTTATCCCAAGTATGGTCTTTCTTGGGCGTGGTAGAGAGAACGGTGCTCACTTCACCGCAGACGGTGCAGTAGATTTCGGTGCGACCCTCTTCCTTGCAGGTAGGCTCAATGACACGCATCTCGGCATGGTGACCGGTGGAGTGTACAATGTTGTCCTTGTAGGAGAAGCTGTCATCTTCGTTGCACTTGTGCATCGTGTAGCCGTCCTCGGTGCAAGTCGGCGGGACAACGGTAACAGTGAAGGTGTACTTGGTGGGCAGGACCTTTTCGGTCATGGTCGCATCGCAGTTCTTGCAGTGCAGGGTCTTGACGCCGTACTCGTCATGCGTGGGCTGGGTAGTGATGACACCCTCATCCCAGATATGACCAGTACCACCATAGGAGTAGGTCATGGTATGGGAAGCATCGCGCTTGCAGTGCATCAGCATAGTGCCCGGCTCGGTGCAGGTAGCCTTTTTCAGGCATTCGGTGTGCTCGAAGTCCCAGTCGTGGCTGCCGATAGCGGGCATAGGAACGAGAATTTTGCTGTCGCAGCCATCATTGGTGCAGTACATCCAACGCTCGCCCTCAGTCTCACAAGAGGGCTCCTTGACGATTTCACCGAGACCCGTGTACTCATGGACATGGACCTTGGCAATGCTCTCGGTCTTGGTCTTGTTGCAGACGGTGCAGGTATAGGTCTTGATGCCCGGCTCGGTGGCAGTAGGCTCCTTGGTGATAACGCCCTCGTCCCACTGATGCTCCTCATTGACGGGGATATCGCGGACATGCTGCTTATCGTTGCAGCGCTCACAGACCTTATCTACACTGCCAGCGTCCTTGCAGGTGGCGGGAGTAGTGACTTCCTTGTACTCATGACCCAGCGCAGGGACGATGTTGTCCTTGAAGGACTTGGTGGCATCTTCCACGCACTCGTGCATGGTATAGCCGTCCTCAGTGCAGGTAGGAGCGACCACGGTCTCGTTGTAGGTGTAACCCAGAGCCGGAATGCTCTCGGTGTAGGTATCACCACAGTTGTGGCAGGTGAAGGTCTTGACACCGTTCTCGGTGTAGGTAGGCTCGGTGGTCACAACGCCGTCATCGTAATCGTGACCGGTTGCGGGGATGACCTCGGTGTAGGTATGGTTCTTGTCGTTCTGGCAAGTGAAGGTCTTGACGCCATCCTCAGTGCAGGTAGCAGCCTTGGTGACAACGCCGTCATCGTAGTTATGACCCAGCGCGGCAATCTCCTCGGTCTTAGTCTCGGTGCAGCCATCGTTCAGGCACTTGTAGGTCTTCACGCCGGAAGCCTCACAGGTAGCGGGCGTGGTGACAGTACCATCATCCCACTTGTGACCCACAGCCGGGATGACCTCAGTCTTGGTCGCGCCGTCACGAGAGCAGGTAAAGGTCTTGACGCCATCCTCAGTGCAGGTAGCAGCCTTGGTGACGACACCCTCGCCCCAATCATGGTCCAGAGCGTCCACGAAATCGCGGTTCTCGGTCAGCGTAGCGTCCTGGTCGCAGATGTAGACGGTGTAGCCCTGCTCAGTGCAGGTGGGAGCAACCGTATCACCCTTGTGCCAAGTCTTCTCCACCATCGGGATATCCTCGGTATAGGTATCACCGCAAGCAGAGCAGGTAAAGGTCTTGACGCCCTTCTCGTAGATGGTCGCTTCCTTGGTCACGACACCCTCATCATAGGTGTGCGGGGTCTTGTCGGTGAAATTGCCCTTGTAAGTAAGACCCGGAACCTCATTGCACTCATAGATGGTATAGCCCTCAGAAGTGCAGGTGGGAGCAACGACCTGCAGGATGTGGTAGGTCTTGTCCAGAGAAGGAATCTCCTCAGTACGGGTCTCACCGCAATCCTTGCACTTGAAGGTCTTGATGCCGGTCTCGGTGTAGGTGGCAGCTTTCGTCACAGTGCCGTTATCCCAGCTATGCCCCTTGGCGGCAACATAGTTGTCGTTGTAGTTCATACCGCCCCACTCGTTGCAGATATGCTCATCATAGCCCTGCGTGGTGCAGGTGGCGTCATGATGGCGCACGGTGAAGGTGTAGACGGGCTGAGACTTCTTCTCGGCAGGAGCGGCAGCGGGAGTCACAGCAGCAGGCTTCTGGGCAGGAGTCTTGGTGCCGGTGGTGGTTTTATGGGTGTTGTAGACGGGAGCCTTGGCGGGACCGTCCTTAGTAGAAACATTGTCGGGGTTCGTGTTCTGGCTGGCGGCGGGCTTCTCAGCCTTGTCGGAAGCGGCCTCAGACTCAGCGGTCTTGTTCTCGGTGTTGGCAGCATCGGAATTGGGCTTGCTCTCAGCCTTGCTCTCGGACGCCGCCGCGCTGGTATCTTCCTTCTCGGCAGTGTCAGGGGTTTCGGACTGTGCGGTGCTTGCGGAATCGCTCAGGCTGGTGGAAGGAGCAGAAGAGGCAGCATCCTGATTCTTCTTGCCCTTACATCCGGTAACAGAGATTGCGACTGTAGCAGCCATGGCAACTGCAAGCACATTCTTCATCATAGACTTTTTGCGCATGATTTTACTTCTCCTTTTTACTGTGTGAGGTGAGTCCCCACATCAACGAAACGATGTGAAGAGCGGAGGACTTCTGATATTTCGTTTTCCCTGTCGCTCTATATGCATTATACCACATTTTTCCTTGAAAGTGTACTGAGTACAACCATGATTAACGTAATGTTCACAAATCGCAACAGAATCCGAGAGGCTCCTATCGGGAAAAAACGATTCTGGTACGATGAAAAGAAGCGCAAATATGTAAAAAGCAGCCGGGTACAGAGTGTATCCGACTGCTGATGGCGGATAGGGTAGGATTCGAACCCACGGACGCGGATGCATCTCTGGTTTTCAAGACCAGTTTCATAAACCACTCGGACACCTATCCAAGAATCAGAGAGTGTTAGCCGCAGAAATCTGCGTTGCCCGCCATCTACCGCGTGGAGGTCGCTCTCAAAAGATGGCTGACGAGACGAATTTGTCTCGCCCATGCCGCAGCCGTTTTCGCCACTCGGCATGGTGTTTTCGGCTTGACGTAACCCTGTGTAAATGACCCTCAGGTGGGGGCGGTGCGGGCAGGATTATCGTCTTCGTGGTGTAGTTAAGGAGTACCGCACCAAATAAATGACCGTACTGCGCTTGTGTAACAGTACAATGCACGCCCAGAGACGATTTCCAAGATGGAGATGTGTCTGGTGGTGGAAGCAAAGGGATTCGAACCCTCGACCCCCTGCTTGCAAAGCAGGTGCTCTCCCAGCTGAGCTATGCCCCCATGATGGCGGGAAG